GTGGCCGTGCCGGACGTGTCGACCGTAACGCTGTTCTTGGCAGCGCGCGTGATCTTGCGGCCGGACGTGTCATCGGCCTTGGTCCAGTCGCCGCCCGCGAGGACGACATCGGCGAGCGCGAAGGTCACCGTGACCTCGGTATAGTTGGTCAGCTGGACCGAACACGCGATCATGAGCGTGGCGGCAGCCAGCTTGTCCAACGTGCCGTCCATGACGCTATCGACAAAAGCAGCAGGCATATTCTGGGTACTCCCTATTTGGCAAAGAGGATGATGGTGAGGCTGGAAGCAACGCCGGACGTGATGACCGGCTTGTACCAGTTTACGTTTTCCTTGATGCAGACGACACCCGCCGCTGCAACCGAAATTGCGTCCCCATTGTCATCGTGCAAGGCCGAATAGTTTGCCGGCGCGTTCTCGCAAGTCCCCTCCAGCGTGATGACCGCTGAGCCGGCGAAGCTCCCGAAGACCTGCAAGGTCTTGTCGGGGTGGCCCGGCAACTGAAACGGCGCGCACGTATCCCCAGGCGCCACGTTCTCCCAAATCGCTCGGTAAGTCTTTCCGTCTTCGCTGGCGCCATTGGGGGTAACAACTGCCATCTATCTCTCCTAGCCCCAGACGGGGTCCTGCTCGTGAGTGTAACTGCGCGCTTCAGAGGTATCACGTGATCCCAGCAACTCGATAGCGACTTCCTGGGCGTAGGTCAGGGCGAGCGCGTCCGCGATGTTGGGGGACGCTCCGTCCTCGGAACCCAGGCGCTCCTTCATGTCCTTCTTCGGTTCCAGGCTGATCTTGTTCCCGACCAAAGTATAATCGAACAAGCGTTGTGTCAACTGCTCTTTTAGCACCGTGCCGTTCGGCTCGTAGTCCGTTGGAATTGCAAGACGGGTTTTGAGTGCGTCGCGCATACGGCCCCAGCATTCGTCCCCCTTGAAGCGGTAGGTGATGCCGTCCTGGGGCTTCGAGCCGAAGTGGACCTCGATCACCTCATAGCCAAGCTGGCGCATGCGATCGACCACGCCGACGCCCACGCCGGTCGCGTCGATGAAGACGCCCGAGGGCTTCTTGCCCAGCGCCGCGAAGCGCTTGATCAGGGCGACGATGCGATCGGCAAGCTCCATGGTGTCGAGGCCGCGGTAGCGCTCCGGAGCGAAGCGGCGAGCGTCATCACCCAGGCGGGCGTAGATGACGCTTTCGTCGTCGCCGAAGCGCGCCACATCGACGCCGATCAGGAGCGGCGCGTAGTCGCTCTCGGGCGGCAGGTCGCGCGTCATGGCCGAAACGACGTTAGCCATAGGGATGAATTGCCCTGAGCCCATGCTGGGGAACAGGCCGCGGATACGGACCTTGACGAAGTCGCTCTCGATGCCGTTGTCGGCGATCCATTGCTGCATCAGCTTCTTGTTCGTGATCTGCACGTCGCGGCTGTCGATCTGCTGCACAATGTAGCGATGTTTGAACTTGCCCGTGGTGTTCTCAAAGAAGCGCCCGGTGTTGCGCGTCGGGTTGCCGAAGTCGTAGACGTGCGGCTCGCCGTCCGTGAGGCCGCCTTCCCGGACGTCGTAAATCTTATCGGGTATCTGGCTCGCCTCGTCGAAGATGTAGAAGCTGGTGCTGTCGGCCGCGTGTTGCCCGGCGAAGCTTTCCGAGTTCTCCTCGCGGCAGGTCTGCGCCGTGCAGAGCCAGCGCGTCGGGGACTTGCGCGACGAGAGGGACATGGCGCCGCGCCCGGTCGTGTAGTTGAACCAGTGCTGAAAGGGCGACATGGCGAACCACTTGCCGACTTCCGCCCAGGTCTTGGTGCGAAGCTGCGTGTCCGTGCCGGCCGTGACCGTGCCCTTGGCATTCGGGCGCGTGGCCATCAGCCACAAAATGATCCAGGCCGTGAGCGTCGACTTGCCGATGCCGTGGCCGCTCGCCGTGGAGAACTTGATCGGGTCCACCGCGCGCTCGCCGTCGAAGCCGCGCTCCGAGACTTCCTTGGCGATGCGATCGAGGAACTGGCAGGCCCACACGTCCGGGCCGAAGACGGCGCCGGGGAAGCGGTGCTTGTAGGCGTCGTCGAGCTTGGCCAACTGGATCGACTTGTCGGTGTCGAACGGGAAGCAGAACATGACGAAGCCGAGCGGGTCGGCGTAGAACGTCGCCAGCTTCTCCGCAAGCTCAATGTCGTGCTTCGTGGCCTTCGGGGTCATGGTATCACGTGATCCCTTACTTCTGGCCCAGACGGGCGCGGCCGGCGCGCAGCTTGTCCTCCAGGCTGTCGGCGCCTTCGACCTTCAGCTTGTCATTGTAGGCGCCGTGGTAGCGCATGAGCATGTCGAGGGCGCGGAGCTTGTCCGCCGCCTTGACCTTGCGCTTGATCGTGTGCCCCTTCTCGCCCTCGAAGATGTCCTCGACGAACTCCGTCAGGACCGCCTTCTGCTCGACCGACAGGGCCGACAGGCTGTAGCCCGCGTCCTTCAGCGCCTCGAATATTTCGCCGGGGTTGGCATAGGCGATGCGCGCGATCTCCTTGACCGTGCGCTCGACCGTTATGTCATTGTTTTCCTTGAGTTTTTCCTGCCTCTTGCGGATTTCCTCCGCCACGGCCGGATGGCGGAACAGGCGGAAGATGTATTTCTCGGGCTGCTTGTAGCCGACCGCCGCCGCCGCTTTCTTCTGGTCGCACATATGGAGGAAGTATGCGTCGACCAGGAGCCGGTACTTGTCGCTGATGCCGGTGGCCCGGTTCACCTTGCGCTTGGTCATCTTGTTTTTCGGCTTGGCCATTTCGCTGGGTCCCTCGAAAACGGTGGGGGCCTGCTGTAACGCGCGGGCCCCCGACGCGCGGTAGGGGTCCCATCGCCGGGGAACGCAGCGATTGGCGGGACCGCACCTACGTTACCGATGTTATGTTATAACGTCGCGTTTGTCAAACGGAGATTTTGTGTACCAAATCGGGCGTTTCTGGTGTACACGTAATGATTGTGTTTGTTTTATTTTTCTATCGGAGGTTGTTCGTTATAATTTACTACCTTAGGTTGTTCGTTTGAAAATCCGTTGTTGGGGTTTCGCGATCTGGAGGTACCTAGGCGCGCGCACCCCACCCCCGCCCCCAAAGTCGACGAGCGCAACCCGCCCCCATCGACCGCAAACGAGCGCAACCGATTAGATCGCACGCGATACGATCGCATGCGCTAGGTATCACGTGATGCCATACCTGCGCATAGCGATGGATAGCTGCGGCTAGCGTGCGCTTACTTGCGCATAGCATGCGCTGCGGTCGCTGTGCGTTTGCCAGCGCGCGCTGCGGGAGAGCCGGCCGAAGTACCCCAGAGAGCCTGGGGGAACACATGCGAGTTGCGGCGACGCAACGGTTAACGGGCATTAACCCGAGTGTTATGTTATAACGTTGCCCGAGACTATCTGATAAATAATGTTGACAAACGCGCGGAAATGCCGAGGATAGTAGATGCTCAATCAGGGCATGAATGGGGGAACATTCAATGAGGCAATATCTGATCGAACGCGAGACACCAACGCTCAAGCCGGTGTCTCTGCGCCAATACCTACGCGTTGGCGTTGGTAGCCATGACTGGGTGCCTGACACGCTGGCAACGCGTTGGACCGACTACAACACTTGCCAGGAATATCGCAACGCCAACGCGCCAGACGACTACATCGTTTATGAAGGGGAATGACCATGAACCATAATGACGGTTTCTGGGATAACTGGTATTCAGCCCGAGACCTTGGCGTGCCGCCTGCGCTCGCGTTGCGCCTTGCGCGGCTCTCAGAACGCGTTGACTACCGGCGCGGGCTCAATCACTGGCGCAAGGCATGGGCCATCGTAGAGCACGCTTGCGGCCTGCCCGCACTCTACAGCGTGCCTTGGAAAGGAGATCGCTGACCATGCTGCTACGCTCAAACCCCTGCTACCCGAATATGTTCCAATTCGACGCGCGCGGCGTTCTCATCGTCACGCGGCATTTCATCTTCGCAACGGGCACGTTCGCCCGCGTGTGGTGCTGACCACGGAAACCCGCTATCAGCGCGTTGCCCGTGAGCAAGCCGAACGCCAAGCCGCTCGTGTCACGCGCATACTGATCAAATCGAAAGCTGACGCACGTGCGATACGCGCGGCGCGCAAGCACGACAAAGAAGCTCGACGCGAGCGCGCCTACCTCGAAGCACTCACCAGCGACCACAACCTTGACCCAGGGGAATGACCGTGAACAACAGCCCATATCTCGACCGCTCGCCCACGCTTGCCATGCTGACCGCTATCAGGCTCTTGCTTGAGCGAGGTGAACTCTCAGCCCTTCCCCAGGCTCAGCCATGGCAGGGGCCATACACTGAGACAGACGACGCGCCAGACATGCGCTGAAACCAACTCAAACCCAAGGGAACGAACCAATGTCACACTACCTAGAAAAGCTGATCGCCAAGCAGTGCATCGCCGATTTGCTCGCCGCTGGCTGGCTTGTCAGCGTGAACGACGGCGAGGAGACAACAGTGCTCGATAGCACAGACCCGGAAACGATCCTCGCCGCAATGTTCACTACGGACGAGGATTACCTGTACGTTCGCGCTGCCAAGCTTGGGGGCGAGCCCCACGACCCGCGTTTTTTTCAAGGGTTGGGTACGCTTCATTTACGGCAATAGCGGCTGGGACGTAATCAACGATTACACAACCAACCTTGAGGGCGCCCTGGCCAAGACGATGGCTCTTGCCGACGAAATGGATTGCTGATGTTCAAGCCTGGGGGCGTGTGCGCCCTCAGTGTTGAGCGTCAGCAACCAAGGGGAATAGGCCATGACAAGCGTGCTGTATCAAATCGAGTTCTCAAAGCCGGGGCATGGGCGCCCGATTGTGCGCGCGGTGCCCGCACCGGGGATTATCCCGATGACAACGGAACGCTATTGCGGAGCCGAGCAACTGTGGCGGGGTCGCTACCCGTCGCATCTCGGGGCGGCCGGGTCATCCCCAGCCGTTGCGCCGGTTCAAATCCGGCCGGTGGAAACACCGTGGGGCAGTCTGGTAGCCCGCCGCACAGTCTCCGTTGTCATCGGGATAATCCCCCCCGCACCGGGCGTAAACGGGCATTGGGACGATAGGACGCGAGAAATCATCGTGCCTGATACCAAGGCGCTACGCGACGCGCTGCCGCACTACTGGCGCGCGGCCTTCGACCGGGCGCAAACCTTCTGGTACACGCGCGATGGCAACAACCGCGCCTATGCCCCGCTGTATGACACGCGTGGGCGCAAGCTCGTCACCATCTACGCCACACCGTACCGTTTCGAGACACAGCCATGAGCACACGTAGCAAAGTCGCAACGGGCTTGGATGGCAACCCCGTGAGCGCAGATCACTTCATGCGCTTGCACACGCCCGAGCACACACCCTATGTGCGCCACGCCATGACGCGCTGGCACCAGAAGCCCCATGACCTGATGACGCTCGAACGTGAGCTAAGCGAGACCCTGCTACAGCGCAGCATCCGCCGGGCCCTCCCCCCGGTCCGCCGCTAGGATAGGCCATCAAACGGGATCACGTGATCCGCGCAAGCGAACCGAACCAATCTACCGCGCCACAACTCAATTCCGTTTAGTGTAACCGTGAAAGTGTAAACATCAAAAAGAACACCTACCAAACCCCCAGATATCCCTCTTTAAGGGTATATCTGGGTGGGTGTTAGGTTTAGGGCCGTGGCGAACAACGCACCAAAAAGCGCACTGGAATAATCCAATGATTTCAATGACAACACTAAACGCACTATCAACAAGCTTATCGACAAGTGCGCTCAGTGCGCTAAATGTCTTCATAGTGCGTTAACCATTGGATTTGCGGGCGTGAACGCAAGAAACCCTTATATAATGGCCCTCAACGCAAACTTGAACGATAGTGCGCTTTTCAGTGCGCCGATGGGTTGTAGGAAATATGGGCACAAAACGCAATTCGGCTCTTGCATCTTGTCGACCTCCTTGTCAATATGCTTGCCAATCCCGGCGAGCATTCGTTAACGGGAAACAGAAAGGGAACAAACCAATGAGTGAATATGGTACGCCAAAGGACGCAGAACCCTTTATTCGGGCGTGCGCCGATCTGGAAGCCGAGAACGTCAAGATGCGTGCGGCGCTGGCGCAAGCCATCGCTTATATCGAATACGTGACGGCCTATAAGGGCTGCATGACGGTCGAGGACGTGGAAAAGGCCCGTGAGAGCGTGCGCGCAACGTCCGTGCTTTCAATCGGGCACCACGCGGGCCACACGTTCGCAACCATCAATCTCGACAAGGCCCGCGCCGCACTAGCCAAGGCGAGGCAGTCATGACCGACATTCCAAAGAAACTGCACATTGTCGGCGCGATGAACGGCGTAACCATGGCCATCATTGACGCGGCGTTGGTGGTTCCCCCTGATGCGCCAATGAAGGCCATCCTCAAGGAAAGCGCGGCCATCAATGGGGGCGAAGGCTGCTATGCCTTGGTGACGCTGCCCGCCATTGGCATGATCGAAGCCGTCAATCCCTCGCTGGTGCAGCGCACGGCCCGCGCCATGGTCGACCGGTACAACGCCTTTGAAGCGCTCGCGGCCGATTTGGCGAAGGCCAAGGCGCAACTCAAGGCGAACGCGCAAGCTATGGCGAATTTCATCAAGTCTGCAAACGAGGATTGAGATTGCAGCACTAGAGGCGGTGTCACGTGATACCGCTTCAATGGTGCAATCCCGCACTGATTGGAGATAGCCATGCGTAAGCAGGACAAACAGGAATACGAGGAAGTGACGCCGCAGCGTTGGGAAGACGAGAACCGGCGCCAGCAACGCCGCGAAGCCGAGGCGCGCAAGCGTCGCCAGCGCGACGAACGGGAGGACTAGATGCTATGGAAGCTCTCCCGGTCATCTTCAAGCGGGAAGGTAAGGACGTTATCGCGTTCTTTCCTACCGTAGCGGCCAATCCCGGGCGTGTGGTTTGCTACGGGCGCATCGGACAGCACAGCGAGGCGGATATAGGCTACGCCCGCGCTTGCAAGCCTGCCACGCCCGCACAATACGCGGCCTTGCTCAATGACTTGCAGCGCATTTATTCCCCCGAGT